AGTATTTCTTTCAAGTAGTCATCAAGTGTACTTGCTCCCACTACCTTGATCTTGTAATCTTCTTGCTTGATGGAATGTTGGAAGTTCTTCATGGGAATGATGACCTTCTTGAAACCCCACCGCTCCGCAGCCTTGATCTTCTCATAAAGTCCGCCCACTGCTGTGATCTCTATCTTACCTCCACAGCCTAGGTTTATCTCTCCAGTCACGGCCACGTCTTGCCTAATCTTTCTTCCTTCTAGAAGGGAGGCCAAGAGAACAGCCATAGTAACTCCGGCCGAAGGTCCATCTACGGAATAAGATTGGGAGAAGTCAATGTGAGCGTAGTACTTGTTTGCTACGTCATACCCATATTTTTGGATAAGTACAGATCTCACCTTCTCGGCTGAATCACCTATCCAATGTGCATTCTTGGCTATGCCAGTTACCTTGAAGAAGCCAGGCATATTCTTCCGACTTCCCTCCTTCTTACACAGTTGAGCATTTACTCGTAGGACAGAGCCAGTGAATTCCCCTCCATCTGAGACAACTGCGAGCCCATATATTGTTCCACTTTTCGAGCCAGTGGGTTCTATTTCTAGGAATCTACCTTGTTCTTGCATCTGATTTTCCAAGATCTGCTTCTGAATACTCTTGCAGTGAACCTCAATTGCTTCTAGAATCTCCTCCCTAGTGACTTCTTGGAGATTCTTGTTCTTTGCCAGAGTACCTGCTGTCTTGATGATGGAAATCAATGGCCTGAACTTGGTGACAAGTCTATCATTCTTGTTTGAGCGACGACGTGCTTCCTCTACTATCTCCATGCAGGCCTCTCTATTGAAAGGCAATAGGTGGAATCTCTGTGCCTCTTGGGCTATAAACTGTACGTACTTCCTTCTATTCTCTACTATGTTAGGCATGTCATTGTTCATCCTTACCACCCTTCCATACCCGGCCAGTCTATCCATCAATGCAGGATGTATCATGGCAATAGAATCAAAGTTCCCAGCTCCTAGGAGAAAGAAGAGAGCTGGAATTGGTTCTGTCGATACAGCCATTGCTGCAGTATCTCCACCGTGAGACTGACTTCGCAATGCAATAGGTAGACACCCGTCCTCCATGACTGACAAGAGAGTTATTGCTTCAGCAGGATTGAGATTCTTTATCTCGTCAATGTACAGAATTCCTAGTGATGCGCGATGAACATCTCCAGCAGAGACACGCTGATGTTCTGGTGTTCCAAGACCTCCTGTCTGATATGGATCCCATGCAATGGAACCAAACAATTGAGAAGAACCATGCCCGGTAGCATCTATGAAAGGGACAACCCCCTCCGAGTTGTCAACTACAATCTTTGGAGTCTTTGCATTCTCTGCTCCGCCTATCCCACTTGTCCCTGTCAGGTTTCCACCAAACATTCGCATTATATACTTGATGAAGACCCCTGAAAAAAGAAGAGTGCCTCCGACAGCTAGCAAAGGTGCTACTACTGGGAGAGTATCCATTGCATAGGCAAAGAAGTTACCATAGTACAAGGTCTGAATAGGACCAAACATCGTGACCTCATTCCAAACCCAAGGTGTAATCACATTCCATGCTGCAGTGAACATGAGAAGTCCACCTAAGAAAAGGAGGGTAAACTGGATAGCATTAACACCCAAACTTTTCTTCCATTGATGTTTCTTAAATGCTTTCCTAAGTCGAATGAGGACATTCTTCCCTTCAGGAGATGGATGAATTGATACCTTGGGATTGGAAGGAATCAACTTGTTCTCCCATGTAAGGACATCAAATCGCATTATATTGTTCTTCCGATACAACTCTCCCAAGTACTCGGCCATTGCTCTCCCTATAAGTGACTTGCCTGTGCCTGGATCGCCCAACAACATGAGATAGGGACCGGGAGTTAGAAGTCTGGTCAATCCACTCTTCTCTGTTTCAGCCTTTAACCAAGGTTCATACCATCGTTTCTCTTGGAGATATTTGAGTTTGTATAGCCATTCATCCAGAGCAAGGTTAACTTCTGCGAGAACATTGTCTTGACCAATGACCCAATCAAGTAGTCGTGGTGAGACAGGGAAGTCTGATGTGTTCTGGAATTTTCCCCAGTCCCATGTTTTATTGCCTATCTGTTCTTTTTCTTGTCCAAAGAACTTATCCTTTAACCTCTCCAACATCTTCCTCACCAGCTTTCTTACTCTTCTTCAAGGAAGCTCGAGTAATCTTGTTCTGAGCTTTCATCCTTATGAGGCAAATATTGCAGTAAGCTTGGAGTTTATCAAGAGGTAAGTTCTCAATCTTTCGAACAGGACATTCCCCTAGGCCAAGTACACACTCAACATTAGCCTTTTCTGGTACCGCTTTCAGAGGGAAGCCTTCCTGTCTTCGAAGTTCATTCTCTAGTTCATCAGTTCGAGTGAGGAGTCCATTCTTTGCATATGCCGATATTCTCCTAAGTTGCATGTTCTGAAGTTCAGGAGCATATGCTGAGAAGGTCATGTGTGGTTTAGATTGAAAGTGTGTAGTCTTGTAGTAAGGTTCTAGCAATTGCTCATATACTTGCCTTGACAATTCTTCTTGGAAAGACAAGATGGTCTTCTCAAAGTCGATTGCTTCAGTAGCCATTGCTTTTGGTACCTCGAGAGCAGCATAGATCTGAGCAGCTAGGTTTTCAAGGAACATAGTTATGTTTCCTATCTCACTTCGCTTCATGATGACTTCAGCGTCTATCCACCAAGGAAGAATAAGTTCAGATGATGGATCCAATGTCCTGAGGATCTTTCTAGCATCCTTGATCTTCTCAGGCGTGATCTCATGCCATGGACCAGGTTCGGGAGTTCCTATCTTGAATTTGAACAGTGGAAACCCATGTCTATAGATTGCTTCACCAAGCGATTCTTCGAGATTGAGTTTGATCCAAGCTGTCTTGAAAGCCGGCTCTATGGGGGAAATACCTAGACAATACTCACCAAGAGTGTAAAAGCGTATCAGGAGAACTTCCGAGGCTTTCAACTTCACTTCATTGCCCACGCTTTTCTTCCAGACAAATCCCTTGACTCTCCCTTGAGGATCTAGAGCAATCTCTTTGATCCCAGTAGATTCCTTGACTCTTCCTTGGGAATCTAGAGCTATCTCTTTGATCCCAGTAGATTGGTCAGTCTTGCTTACTTCACGCTGGAAGTCCAATTGCTTCGGGTCTATTTGAGTAAGAGTAGTGATGTTGTCCTTGGTATTGATCTCTGCTGCTCCAAATCCGTAAATGAAGGCATCTTTGGTAAGAAGAGGAAGCAACTGAAGGGTTTTAGAAGCGACCAGAAATTGAAAGGCCTTCTCGTTTTCTTCCTTCTCTCCTCCCTGGAAATAGATCTTGGAACCTGTTATTCTTCTAGTAAGTCTATTCACTCCTGAGAAGATAATTGGATCTAGTCTGTAGAGCATCTCACATCGCTTTAGGAGAGTCTCCGAAGGTTCTACCCTTTCAGATGGTCCTGTTTTTCCTCCTCTAGTGGTAGCCATCAATTCTTCTAATCTATAGTCTCTGTATGATTGTTTTGGAGGACTTTTCAATCTCATTGCCTCGAGAATGCGTCCCCATCTTGATTCTTTACTTGACATTTATATCCTCCCTATTTCCTTGTATTGACCTCTTATTAGTCTCTTCCCTTCTGAATAGGTAGGAGCATGTGGGTTGCTTTTATTAGCTACCTCCCTCAGAAGGGCCTCAAGATCAAAACTCGCAGGTGCTAAGGGATTGGCATGTACTGCGAGCATGAGTGAGTCTACAAAATCATCGTTTCTCTTCGAATCATATACGTATGAGAGCATCTCTTGGATGAGTTCCTGTTGGGTTACCGGGTCCCACTTGATGTTCTTCTGTTCAACCAACATTCGTAGGTTGGTAATCATCATACTCTTCTCGGCTTTGAAGGATACAGGTGTAACAGGAAGTCCTCGTGCTGATAACCTCAAGTTCTCACCTTTGTCTGTTGAGTCAGTGTAGATTATGGAAGCGCCATAGCTCTGGCATATTTCTTCTATCTTCTTCAAGACATCTTCAGAGTACTCAGAGAGAAACTTCATCGTCTTGAGCACGAACCAAGTTGTGCCTTGTTGCTGGACTATTGTAAGTACAGTAGGAGCTGGATAGTAACCCCAGTCTACTCCAGCATAGACATTTCCATCCGTACTC